ATCCTGCATAGCTAATTTCTAAATTAGTAGCTGTAGTTGCTTTTGCAAATCTTATTTTACTAAAAGGTAATGCTAACATATCTGTTCCAGAAACTGCAAAATATAATATTTTTTCCATTTTATTTTATTTTAAATATTAATTATTCTATGAATTAGACAATACGCCACAAGATAAAGGATTTCTTACTATAAGTCCTGACTCTGATAGAATCTGACACTCAAAAAAGTCATCCCCTGAAGCAGCCATCATTGAATTATAGTCGTAAGGATTTACCATTCCTGGTACATACTTTTTAACCATATTTCTTGACATTCCTTCAGCACCTTTAGCAATTAATTCAATATTAGCTACTCCTTGTTGTTGACCCATGTCTACAAACACCATTTTACCAGACTCATTTGAAGAATCAAATGTTGCTGATGTAGCTGAATGTAAATTAAAGTCATCAAATACTGGGCAGTATGCCAATACCATTTTGTTACCTAATATATTGTATTCTGAGAAGTTTGCACCTAGTGCTACCGAAGCACCACCTTTACCAAACATTTCACCAGCACCTGAACCACCTGCAATAAGTAGGTCTTTCATAGCTCTGTGGAAATCAATTCTTCCTTGTGTTCCTGTATATACAGTGTATACATTCCCTTCTGCATTTAATGCATTTTTTGAAAGAACTCCCATAAAGTTTACAATATCTTCTTCTGATAAAGCACCAGCTGTATAAGTAGCTTGGTTAGAAGAATCTATTTGTGCTAGTAGTCCATCTCCCATAGTTGGCAATCCAGATATAGCGTCTCCTCTATCTCCAGGAAAGTCATCTGCAGAAGTTACTAATCCTCCAGACTCAGCGTATGATTTTTTACCATACCATCTACTTAACTCTAGTTCATACATGAACTGGTCTTGCATTTGTTGTTCTTTAGTAAAGTACCATAATCTGTGTCCATTGTTTTCAATCCAAGTTACATCAGTTAAGTCAGAACCCATAATTTTAGTTTTCTTTCTAGATAATGTTAACCAGTTTTTGTAAGTGTCTGGGTAAGCATAATTTTGTCCAACCTCAGATGCTAAAGAACCTTGATTGAAAGCATTACCAATACAACCTACAATGTCACCTGCTACAGAAGCAGTACCTGCTGAAGTAGTAGCGTCAATAGCTCTAAATGTAATTGTGTTTGTACCAGTTGAACCAACTGAAGGAACTGTTACTACTAATGCAGTAGAACCGTCTTTAAATCTTACAACATCATTTACATTTAAATTATCTCCAAAGTTTCCATTACTTTGGTCATTTTTAATTACAGCAGTAAATGTAGAACCTGCAGCTGCACCTGTAAACTGAGCATTTAATACTGCTGGCTTTCTATATCTAGCCTGTACTTTCCACTCAAAAGCGTGGTCGCCAATGATTTTTTCACTAGCATTAAATCCTAAACCTTCTAATAAATAAGTAAGAGAAAATCTTGGATATTGTTCAATTAATTTTTTTGCAATTTCAGGATATTTAAGTAGGTTAGTTACCAGAGCATTTTCATCTGTAGTATCTTTACCATATACCCCACTATAAACTTTTGCCATTTTTTCTAAATTTTAAATTATTTTTTAATAAATTCACTAGGGTTAAAGCCTTTGCTTTTAGGAGAATAATTCATAGTATTTTTCTCGTTTCGGCTTGGACTTGTAATCCCATTTAATACTGTAGATTTTCCTTGTTCAACGCCTTGCGTTCTAATCATTTTGAAAATCTTGTCTTTGTTTCTCCACAAAAAAGCAGCATCTGCAACATTGGCATGATTGCTAAATATATCTTCTGCGAAGTTACCTTTTGTTATATAGTTATATAAACTTTTCTTTTCTTGTTGAGAAACCTTACCACCAAAAAATTCATTTTTACTTTTAATTAATTTTTGTAGGTCTTTTCTTGACTTTACAGCCGTTTGTTCCTCTTGTAGTTTTTTATCTTTTGCTTGTTTTTGCAGTCTTTGTTTTTCACTAACAATGTGTTTGTTTAGTTGATGTCTAATAGTGGTTGCTTCTCTTTTTAAAAGTCCAGCATCTTGCATTCTCTCTACCGTATCTGATATATAATCATCTTCATAACCTGCTGCTTTTAAATCTGCAATTACTATTTCCTTGTCTTCAAGTTTTAAATAATCTTTTAAATTAGAAATAACATCATTATCACTAACTGGATTATTTAATATTTCTTTAACACCTTTTACAAACTCATCTTTATTAGATGCAGTTACATTAAACTCTTTACCCATTTCATTCCAATCAAACTCTGGAGTTTTAACTTCTTGTTTTGTAGGTTCAACATTTTCAGTATCCCAATCTACCTCTTCTTCTTTTGCCTCTGGCTTTTTTTCTTCTTTTACTTCATCTTGTTTAACATCCTCCCAAGAAAAGCCGTCTTCTTTCTCAACTTGTTGTTCTGGCTCTGGAGTATCTTCCTGTTTAACATCTTGTTTTTCAGGTTCGGACTCCTCTTGTTTAGCTTCTTGCACAGCTTCTTTTTCAAGAGCGTTGCCTTTTTTATCTTTTTCGTAGCCTGTAAAAGCACTAACATCAAATTCTGGTGTTTTTTCTGTGCTTTGTGTTTGTTTTTCTTCTGTTTCAGAGACTACTTGTTCTATAATTTTACTTTCTTCTGCCATAATTTTTGCTTTTTTACTTTCGTTACAAATATATTAATTTTTATTTACTTGTTTTTCTGACCTATTTTTCTCTACTTGGTCTTGTATATCAGCATCAATTGCTTTTTGCTGTAGTTTGTTTTTTTCTTTTACATCTGAGATATCTCTATTGGCTTCTGATGCTATTTGTTGAGCTTCTATCCTTGCTTGCGCATTAATTTCTGCCACTTTTTGTTTACCATCTAGCTCCAATTGTATTTTCTGCATTTCTGCTTGCTGTTCTGCAGCTTTATTTTGTGCTTCAACTTGCTGCAGCTGAGCTTGTTGCTGTTGAGCTGCCATTTGTTGTTTCTTAATGGTATCAATACCTCTTTCTAGTATGTGTTCTGCCTCTACTAATGTGTCTGCTTTTAATATTTTTATTACATCTAGCATATTTATTGTACCACTTTGTAGTGCAGCTTGTGACATTTGCTGTATTACGCCTTTCATAGCGTCATCTTTACCAGAATCTCCAATAAATACCCCATAATCGTTTAATGCAACCTCTGGTAGTACATTTAAAAAGGCATAACCCCCATCTCCTAGTATGTATCCAGCTTTTTTGCTACCAGCCCAGCATAATTTCATTAAATTAGCTAATCTTTCGTACACACCTTTCTTAATTTCGTTGTGTTGATAAAACCAACCCTCTGTTGCTAAAGAAGATTGCACCACAGAACGCTGAACATTGCCAACATACTCATATTGCTGCACAGCACCCTCTCTTTGTGGGCTAACACCAGTAATATAACCTGCTGTTTGCTCTAACATAAGCTTTAAATTTATTAATTGTTGTACAGAATTGGATAATGTAAAGTCTACAGATTGAAATTGGTTAAATCTGTTAGCTTCCATACCTTCAGTTTGACTATTTATAGGTATAATACCATCATTTTTAATATGATACATTACCGTTTGCATATCCATGCCTAAATTTGTAGGCATTTGTGATACATCATAAATAACAGCCTTACCACCTGCTCTTGCAAGAGTTAATTCTATGTGATAATAAACAATATTGTATAACATCTGTACATGTCTCATTAAATCTACCATAGAATTGTATTTTCCTGTGGTATGATTATGAACTACACCTACATAAGATAGTGGTGTTGTACCTGCATCATCAACTGAACGTATTTGATTTGGTCTTCTTCTTGCATTTACAAGAATCTGTCCTCCAATATGTGTTGCCTCCCAGATATCATCTACATATCTTGTCTCTATTTGCTCTCCTTTTCTTGGTCTATACTCATCTTTTACTAATTTTCTAAAAGGATTCTCTGGATTATACTTATTTTCTGATATTTTATATTTAATGGCTTTTATAGATTTCCATTCTGCAGTAATAATTCTAATTCTAATACCTTTATCTCTATCGTAATCTACCCATTCTACTGTATTGTTATATTTAGATAGGTCATCTGTAGAGGTTAAATGCCTCATTTCTTCTATTTTTCTTATATCTTCTTTATCTAACTCATCTCTAAATTCATCTAATACTTCATTTACTGTTAAAAACCTTTCCTCTGCGCACCATTGAGCATTATCTAGGTAATCACTTTGTATAGACTTATCATAAACAAAGCTTCTTGGGTCTACCCTTCTTACATATGGGTCTCCATCTTTTATATATACTTTAAATATTTCTTTTCCTGTTACTAGAAAATCTCTAAACCCATCTTTAAATAAATCTTTGATTCTATATTTTCTTGTAAGATATTCTAAACCATCATTAACAACCTCTTCTATAACTTCTTTGTATTCATATCTCATAAATTCATCAATGTCATCTGGCATAGGAAACTCTTTGTTATCCATTTGCAATTCCACGCCAAATGTTTTTTCAACTTCTTTATTTATTTCTTTTAATAAGTCATTAGCTATAAGAGATACTTTAAATTTTTCCTTACGCATCGCTGCGTCTTTATTTATAGATAATACTTTTTTATCAATAGGTCTTCTTAAATCTTCATTAACTAGAAGGTCTATTTTATTTTTAGTAATTGGAAAATTATTTAATTGAGCTGGATATGGGATTCCATATTGGTCAGTTATATATTCATAGTCTTTCATATTTACATGACCATTATATAACATATAATTATTTATATCTTTATTCTTTTCATTAACTATTGTCTCATTTGTTATTTCCAAATTTTTTGCAATAGCTCTTAAATTTTGCTCACACCATTCCTGAGTTTTTTCTGAATCAGGTAAGAATTGTTTAGGATAATATCCATTCATATTGTTTAATTTTTATAAGGAACTAGTCTTCCATTTTCGCGCTTGTAATATACAAAACCTATACTTTTTATTTTTTCTTCTCTAATTTTAACTTGTTGTTGATAAATATCTATATTATGAATCAAACACAAACCAAAAGCTATAGCCCTATCTGTGTTTTTTAAACCATAATTACTAAGTTCATCTAATAGCTCTATAAACCAAATGTCTTCACAATTTTCTTCTATGTATTTAAACATATATTGTTCCATTACAGCTTTAGTATGCTTGTTCATTTGGATACCATATCTATTTCTATTTACACTTCTTGGAGAATGTGCTGTTGTTGGTCTTTCTTTTAAATATTTTAAACCTCCTTGTCTTTTAAAATAATCTAGTATTCCAATTTTTGTATATTCTACTAGCATTTTACAATTGTAATATACTGCAAGTTTTAAA